CACCAATAACGAGCGAAGTAAAAATAGTAATAAACGAACCCCTAATCTTTTCAGAGACATTATTGTTCTTTTGCATATCAGATATGTATTGAGCAGTAGTGTTTTTTTTTGCTGGCATTATATTTGTTTTCTATTACATATTTCTATACTTTTAGTCTAGTCTTAAATCTACTTACATTGACTCTTGGTGCCGCTATCTTTTTAGAGGCTAGAGTTCGTATTCTACTCTTTTTTGTAGAGGTTCGCCTCATCTTAAATGAGGACTTGCCAAACTTAGCTGTCTGCATCTTTACAGAGATCTTTTTTGGTTTCTTTGCCTTTTTACCCTTAGTAAATGCACCATAACCGTGATACTTGATTGCTTCTTCTACCAGCTTATCCATTTTATTCTGTAAAGTAGCTTTCTCCAATTCATCAAGTGAGGGTTCTTTCATCTGCTGTTGGTAGTTGTCTAGTTGTTTCATTGCCAACTCAGACCAGGTTTTATAGTCATCCTTTGTTTTAGAGCTAGTCATTTTTTGTTCGTTGATACCCGTATCGTAATCAATCTTAGGAATAATTGTTACATCACCTCCTTTAGAGCGTCTAAAGACACTATCTCCAATTTCTTGGATATTCTTACCAGACTTTTTGAAGGTATATCTATCTACTGCTTCATTGGCATCTTCTGGAGTTTCAAATGACTTAACTTCTTTTCCTATCTGTACATAATAACTACCCTCTTCCTCAACTACTCCAGATCGTAGTGGTGTGGTAGTACTTGCACTTGTGGTATCTGGACTTATGGCAGTACCCCGTTGCAGGCGTTCTTTGTTTGACATACTACCTTGTAGTTGTTCGTTGTAGTAGGCTTCTTGTTCTTCTTTGGGGAGAGATTTTAATATCACAGATTGATCGGCGGTTAGAGCGGGATAGATAGAGGTTTTACCAGATTTCATTCTATTCCAAGCTGCAGAGTTCTCCCGAGCATTAGGAAGTGATGTTTTACCAAATAATAGAGCCTGACCTTTCTCAATTAAATTAGGATCACCAGCAACATAAGTAACATTACCTTTTGTAGACTGGTTGTAGCCCTTATCAAGAACATCTTTAGCATCCTTGGTCTTGAAGAATTGATTGGCAAAGGGAATTGTATTTCTAGAAATTAACTTATTGACTCTAGGAGAGTTGTCTTTCTTACTACCTTTTTCTTCAGAGTCATATTCTTCTTTCAAGAGAGTTCCGATTTGAATGGGAAGTGAAATTGCGGGACCAACGCCAGGTATCACACGACCCATTATGCCATCAAGAATAGGTTTGCCTGTAATAGCAAATAGTATTGCAGCACTAGCTACTTGTGAACCAACCAAACCAGCTACTTTTCCATATTGCTTTTCACCACCCAACTCAAGGGCTATATTTAGCAGTTTTATATTAAACTGTTGATATTGTAGAGCCAAACGAACAAGCGGATTATTCAGCATTTTTGGAGTAGCAAACTCGTGGAGAATTAAACCATTGGCAAAAACCTCACTCCGTACAAAATCCTTTAATTCTTGACCCTTTATTCCCATTGTTTTACCCTGGGCTTCTGCGGCATATAAGAAGTCTCTATTCTTTGAGTTCTCACCGATAGAAACAAACAAGTTGCCTACATTACCCGCTTTTTCGTCAATTTTACTTAACAAACCCTTTGACCTACCAACATTTAACTGCTTGGATACATCAGTATCCATATTTGAGAAGTCATATCTTCTAAGAATATCGACCTTATTTTTAATATCAGAAACCCTTTGCTTAACACCCAAAATTATTATATTGGGAGAGTACATAACTGGTATTCTGGTAATTTCCATTTTCTGAGCAAGACCCGTATTAACATTTCCCCAGATTTGCGCACGGTAAAATGCGCCAGTAACAAAGTTTACTGCTTTATCTAAAAGAGTTCCCTCATACCGACTAAACTTGAGCATCCGATCTATTTCTTGATTGAGATATGATTTAGTTTCCTTGCCAAACTCATACTTCCCAACCTCATCTACAAAACCTTGAGTAGTAAAGTCTTTTTCAGCTTTCAAAAATACAGCAATTTGTTTTTCAGATAATTTGTTTTTTCCATTACTAGTAATAACATTTATGACTTTTCTTACATCGGTTTTTTTGCCAACATTCACTAGGTTATTTGCCAATATGTTTGTTGTTTCTTTAGCATCAGCTTTTTTAAGTTCAAGTAAGATTCCTTTGATTTTGTCAGATACATCTCTAACTTGAATCATTGAATCTGATAAAGACTTGCCGCCTTTTTCTTTTACAATTTTTCTTCTCAAGCTATCAAAGGTATCAATCGGTTCAACTTTAGAGAATACCGATACTTTTGTTGTAACTTCATTTTTAATAGCAGATTCATCTACATAATTAAAATCAGCACTTGGCTTAGCATATAAACCATCAGCATTAGTCTGTAAGTGTCCATCAACCTTTGCAACAAAATCCGCCGTCTTTGGTGTCATTCCAATCTTCTTGCCGTATTTGTCATAGGCCGTTTGACTTATATAGTTTTTCATAACCTTGTTGTAATGAAGTGAATAATCAACAAGTGAGCCAGTTCTTTTCTGTGATGAGCCAAGTTCTCTAGTAAAATCATCTACCCATAAACTATCACCAAGTTTCCGTAACTCACTAGAGCTAGACAATCCCTCGTTAGTCATATGTGGGAAGTAATTAGGAACAGTGCCAAGTTGGGTATTTTCTCTTAGCCCGTGAGCAACTTCAACAAGTTTTCTGTGTGCATCAACAGCAGGTCTTATATTAGCAGGAGTAATATCGGGATTTTCCACATATCTCACAAAATCAGCTTCTTTGACACCAGTCTTTTTAAGATCAGCACTAACTTGATCTACGATAGATTGTCCACCAGTTTCAAGATTGCGATATGCTACCTCGGCAGGTTTTCCAATGACGGTGTCCTTTTTAGGATGAATGGTCGCAAACTCATCAATCTGTTGGGTAATTGGTTTAACTTGTACTGTTTTTACCTCTGGTAAGGGCTGTGAGACGGCTGAAACAGGCTGTTTAATACTTGGTTGGATAGTTTGATCGGTTGATTGAAGTATGTTGCTGGCGTTTCTATCCATTACAGCTAACTCATCAGGGCTAGGGGCTTCTGGCAGTGGTTTACCCATTCTACTAGCTTGTTTTGGGTACTGAGTTTTGAGTATTCCTCGAACATAACCCTCTACGTTGTCAGGACTTACCTTGGCTTCATTGGCTAATTTAACAGCATAATCAATTTGGTTTGGCTTCCATCCCTCAGACATCATTTTCTCGAAACCAACCTCTTGCCCACGAACACTATACCCCGTACCAGTATCAAACTTTTTATTAACTAAAAGATCAGCAATACTTGCACTACCTCTGTCAGGTCTAACCCTCAATCGCTTACCTGTAACAGACTCAGCAATTTGTTCTACTAGATTTGTTTTAGTACCATGTTGATCCCCCTGCATGATAGAGCCGTCGGGCATTTTATGAGTTGCACCAGCTATATCTCGTTTTGAGATTACATTCCCAGTCTTTGGATCTATCACATCACCTGGCTTAATAGCATCTTTGAAAATATCGGGAGTTTCATTATTTACTGAACCAACTTGATTTTTCATCATTACCTGCCACATTGGCATGGTTTTCATAAGACCATCTTTTCCCATTTCTATAGTTTTAACTGGAGTATTTAATTTCCTAGATAATTCTCTTAATTCATCAAATCCTTTTGCTAGTTGTTTTGAAGTAAACCTACCAGGTGCGCTGTCTGTAGCAACTCGCAATCCTTTGTTTCCACCCCCGAGAACTCCCTGACCGACTATCTCTGATAAAGCACCAGAGAGTAAGTTTTTGCTTACCCATCTGGCTTTTTGCTCAGTAGTCATGTTTTCTGGTAGCTCGGGAAGATTTAGAATAACATCTTCTAATCCACCCCTAGTGGCGGTTTTAGTAAGCCATTTAGTAACCGTACTTGTTGTCGTTGGTAATATTTTTTCAGTTATAGAAAAAAGTCCTTTGTTAGTAGGATTCTTAACAAATCCAACCATTCCACCCACCGCTTTTATGGGGTCTACTTCGCCAACAAAAGGGAGATTTATATTCTGCGATGGAACATTTGTGCCTATGCGATCATCCTGAGATATTCCTTGTGCAAATCCGCCAGTTACTCGTCTTATTATATCTTGCCCCCCTGATTTTGTATCAAGGGATGAAATCGCCGACGCACTCTGGAACAAAGGGCTACCTATCAAGGCTGACTTACCAAGTCCTCTGGCTACTTGAGCAGTAGCTTGTATTGGTCTTTCTCGTATATTTTGATAGGCTGAAATATCTTTAGCTGCCCCACCCACCAGATTTGTAAAATTAAAGCCAAAGTTCCCAATAGTTCTACCTACATCATCAAGCCTCGTGTTTTGAGTCTGTGGCATTTGTTGTAGGGGATTAAATACCTGGTTTTGTATGTTCTGACCAGCATTAGCCCCCATACGAAGCATACCAGGAGAAAATAAAGCAAAATCACTAGTAGGAGTAGATTTTATCCTTTGTATGCCTTGTTGAGCAAAGGATTTAGTAGAAGAATAGCTCTCTCTTGCAGAACTCATTGCATTAGAAGCATTATTAGATACGGGAGAAAGTATTTGTCTAACCCTATTTAGTACCTGTTCCATCGGATTTGGCATAGTACCCTTTTACCCTTTTATAGGATAGGTTGGCAAATTATTTCCAAGTCTGGGTAATTGGATCCCATTTCTTGGCACCAGTTTGTTGAACTTGTCCAATAGCGGTATTAGCAGTGATTGCAGGTTGCTGAGTGGTTGCTGAAGCTACAGATACATCAGGCATTTGTTGTATTTGGTTTACTCCAGCAGAAGCATTAGCCCCGAACTGGTTAATACTGCCGCCAATCTGTTGTGAATAGGATTGTCGTTGTAGTTCAAGGTTCTGCTGGAAAGTCATAGCTTGATTTTTAATAACATCTGCGCGGTTTCTCATATCCTGTAGAAGTTGGATTTTCTGGAAAGACTTATTTTGAGCAGCTTCACTACGATTGTTATTGATCTCTTGCAATTTCATTGCAAACTCTTGTTGTGCTGATTGCATTTGGGTCTGTTTCCACTGATTGAGTTGAGCAATAGCATTACCATAACTCTCGCCTAGTTGTTGAGTCTGTTCAGCTATGGAACGGTAGGTTGTTTCTGCGGTATCTCTTGCTTGTCCGCTTGCTTGCTGGAACTTGCTTGTGCCGTATTCACCTAAAGCACTAGCCACATTACTATCTCTCCCGAACCTCTGTCTACCACCCATATTTGACTCCTGTAGAGCCTGACGAGCTGCTGAAATAGCGTTAGTTAGTCTAACTTGAGTATCTGTACCAGCCGACTCGATCTGTCTCTCACCCTGCGCTTTTTGAGTGTTAGCCAGTTGAGTATTCAAATCTACAGTTGAGTCAATTCCTTGCTGAATACCTGGTTGAAAGCCCCTTAGAGCTTCTTCTGCCTGATTGAGATAGCTCATTGCTGAGTCAAAAGCAGAATCTACTTGTGCTACTTCTTGGTTGTTTGGGGTAATGAGAGAGTTTTGATATTCCTCCCAACCAGGAAAACCAAAAGTACGAGCGTAATCATCTTGCTTTGATTTATTGGATAAATCAGCACCGCCATATTGATTATTATTGTTGTTGTTGTTATTTACTGGGGCTGGGGCAGGAGTAACAGGATTACTTAGATTGTTTTGAAACTGTGAGCCATAACCAGACGCAGGTGCTTGATAATTAGCTGTGCTTGGATTACTTTCAGAAGATGCTGGTATCTTCGATAAATCATTCTGGTATTGTGGTCCATAACCTGATGCTTGTATAAGATGTTGTGGCATATATTCCTTATAAACTTACTAGACTCAGGTTTGCAAATATTCCTATTGTAATTTTCATAATTACATCAGTGCAAAGAAGTTGCTAGAAGCTGGTGCTAAATATCTAATAACAACTTTTCCAGATCCACCAATAGCGCCATTTTTAGTACCGCCTCCAGAAGGAACCCCACCACCTCCAGCTCCGCCTCCAGTGTTTACGGTTCCAGGATTTGCATCTGCATTTGCAGCACCAGCACCGCCACCACCAGAACCAGCAGTACCACCAGTACCAGCACTAATACCACCTCCGCCACCACCGCCATAGGTTACAGCCGTACCAGTTATTGAATTAGAAACTCCATTACCACCACCACCTCCTGTGCCCTGTACACCATTTCCACCAACGGCTCCAGCTCCACCACCTGCACCAGCTCCATCGCCACCAGCAAAACCAGCATCACCAGAGCCGCCATTATTTCCACCAGTTGTACCAGTTCCGCCTGCTCCGCTATTTCTTCCACCACCTCCGCCAGAACCTCCATTGGCTCCAGCACCACCAGGATCACCACCCGCACCTCCGCCAGTAGAAGTTATTGTGCTAAAAACTGAATTACCGCCATTGCCAGGAGTAAATGGGTTACCAGCAGTTCCTCCTGCTCCTACTGTAATAGTATAATCCTGAACAGTTACAGCATGCCCAGCACCACCAACATTTGTTCTGACAGCGCCCGCTCCTCCTCCACCAGAGCCTTGGGCAGTTCCACCATCTCCACCACCTGCACCACCACCTCCAGCGACTACTAGATATTCAACATCACCAGCAGAGGTAACTGTAAAAGTACCGCCAGCCGTAAAGGTGTGTATTTTATATAAACCTGAAAATGTGATTGTTCCGCCTGTTGCGTTCATTTCAAATCCTTAATCATTCCATCTATAACAGATACAAACAACTCATCAGCTTTAATGCCTTTTGCATTAGTAGCCATGTTCTCGATTGCTGTTGCTATCTCCGTAGTATTTTTTTTTGATTTCTTTTTAACCGCTTCCCAATAGAGAAGATTAGCTTTAGCTGTGATAAGCCTTTGAGCTACTGAGTTTCTAAGTTCTACTGCTAGTTGTTTGTCTGATTGAAGTTCTGCCATATTAACCCTTAGCCATACATCGCCACTTACTGGTAACGGTGTTTCGCACAAAGCCAATATCTAGTCGCAGTGTTGTCTCTGTTGTGATTGGTAGTGTTGCTGCGCCATCCTCAAAAGAAGCTCCCCAGGTAATAGCTCTTGCCGCAGTCCCTGTAATTGCAATCCAGAGAGTATCTCCCTCAACAGGAGTACCAGAGAGATTAGTCGTAAAAGAAGTGATATCTTCTGCCTGTGCTGTTAGTGAGTAAAAACTTACATTATCAGTATTTATTGTTGGCGTTGCGTGAGAAGTAGTTGTACCTGTACGTTTAGTCCAGCGCTTATTGCTAAGGGTTTGTGTACCTGTGAGAGTTGCCACATCACCTGTAGGAGTGTTTATTACTGGTGAGGTGATGGTTTTATTGGTGAGGGTTTGAGTACCTGCTGGAGTAACTACTTTAGTGGTATCAACAGCTCCTGTAGCAATTACAACAAGATTTGTTAAAGCATCTAGTATTCTCTGTTGAGCAATTACATCAGAAACAAACTCGACTACTTTGCCAAGTGCCTGATCTTGACCACCCGAGATGACTGTACAGCCTGTTAGAGTAGCCCCAGAGGTAGCAGTAAACTCAATGTAAGTCCAGGTAGATGTTGCTTGGAGAGTACCGTTAGTATCAACACGGTTTATCAGACACATTCCAGGTTTGTTTTGAATGCTGGTAGTGTTTGTTAAAGTAATGACCGTATCTGCATTGGTGTAGTTAGCATTGATCTGTTTGCTTATCGCATTGGCTGAGGGTGGGAAAAGAAGCTGAGACATTTTTTTATTTTAATCCTTATTTAGTTAGGTTATCAATTTTTATACTCTATACTCTCTGGCTAGATGAAAGCGTGCCAGATGATCTCTTTGCTCTCATATTTAGTTTTAATAACTCAAAGTTTGAATCGGTAGAGGTTGAACTAACTTCTACCTGTACAGAACGCACCTGTTTGAATAGTGTCCCCCAGCGAGGTATTTCATCTAGTGAGGCAGAGAAAGCATCAGTTAATGTTGAACCCCAAAGGGCAGTCCCCCACATATCAGTACCCCAACCAGTCAATCCAGAAGTTTCAGAACCAGTAATAGTGAATGTCTTAGCAATTAGATTGACTCCGTTTCGATCTTCAATGATTATATTCACGGTTACAGAACCAGTAACTGCTCTAAAGAGGGCGTAAAAGAACTCAATTGTACTAAGTTTTGTCCAGTCACCAAAATCTTCTTTATTTGTTCGTAGGGTTTTAATAACAGCCGTGCCATCATCCGTATTTACTGATCTGACAAACTCATAGACTTTATTATCATCAGCGCTGGCAATCACCCAGTGTTCAGTACCAGAGGCATCAAAGTATTTCCTCATACTAGAGATACCAAAAGGCATTTTCCAGATACCAGCAAAAGCCCCTCTTTCTCGATCATATACAATCAATTCTTTAAGTCTTGGGAAAGAAAGAATGTATTTTTGATCTACATACATAGCACAAGCACCTGCATAATCTGATGCTCCCAGCTTCTCGAAATATGGTCTTATTCTGGCAGAGGTTTCATTAGTACGAATAATGTTCAAAAAGTTTGGCTCATACCCTGTAACATAAATGCCATCTCTACCAAAGTAAAAGGTGTCATTCTCCACAGTAGCAATCGTGTCTTGATTGGAACACCCTACAGCAGTAGAAATTGGTTGATAGCTTGGATCCATTAAGTAGAACGGACCAACACTAACAAAATCTAGTTTGACTAAATACGATGATCTATTCTTGTAGACTACGATACGGTCTGCAATGGGCTGTACCTCAACGCCAGTAATATCATCTCCACTATCAGGGTCAATGTTAATTTCTCCACCCCCGCCCATAAGAGAGAAGTCTGTCTGATCTGGATAGAGCGCACTAATTAAAAGTTTGCTTCCAGTAACTAAAAGTATTCTATTCTGGTACTTCTTGACTATTGGTGATTTAATTCCCCCAGTAGTATTGGTCAAAGGTGGTCCGATTGTTTGAGCCGCATCTGATCCTTTATCTACATAAGAAACAGTGTTTGAGGTGATTGCGGAAAGAAATGTCTCATCCCCCTCACGACCTCTATAGAGTTCATATCCAGTAATAGTTGGGGCAGAGGGCGCAACCCACTTTATTGCAATAGAGGTTGCGGTTAAGTCACTAGGTAAATTATCAAGCACATAGTTGCCAGAAGGCTCTGTGTGACCCGAGGGCGTGTTTGCCAGCACTTTGTACGATACTCTGTTTGTACCAGAAACACCCGAAATATTGGTGGCGTAGAGTCCTGTTGGTGCTGATACTGTCACAAATACAGTAAAGTTTGTTCCAGTGTACTTGGTAAAGGGAACATCGGAAGAAACAAGGTATGACTCTCCACCTAGTTGCTCGCTTCTCATAATTGAGCCAGAGGGCCACGACTGTCCATCAATACGAGTCGAAAGCAAGCCATTCTTCTTCTCCACATACCCAGCGTCAGTTAGGGCAAAGATTTCATTAGTAGCGCCCTGAACATAAGTGCCGGTGCCTCTAACCGTTCCAGAACTACCTACAGCAAAGAAAACAGAACTTCCCCACCTGCCCGTAGGAACACCAGACCCCTTGAGCATAATATTGTCACCCTGGGCGTATTCATCTCTGGATAACTCGGTAGGGCGGAGTAAAAGATTAAGCCCTTTTCTAAAGGTTTTCCAGTCAGCTACTTGTTTCTTAGTTGGCTTATAAGAGGCGTTGGTATTTGAATATGCTGGCATATTTGTTGTAGTTTATTTAAGCCAGGGGATTTTTCCATCCACTAGGTGCAACACGATATTGACCACCTGGGGATTTCATAGCCCTGCCAAACATATTTTTAAGTTTCTTTTCTCTAATCGAATCAACATATACGAAACGATCATCACCTCTAGCTTGTAGGACATACGACTCTACTCCCACCACCACATAGGTTGAGTCTCGTAACTCACACTTTGAGGTTGTAGTTGGAAAGCCCGTAGGAAAGGATTGATAAGTGAAAGAAAGAGTGGCACTTGCTTCAAGATTATTAAAGTTGGTGATATATCCAAGAGCAGGATTGCCCGTTATATAACAGTATTTATCTCCAGATGCTTTGTTGTATCTCTCTTTTGGATCTATCTCTGGAAAGTCTACCCAAGTACCGTTTACTAGCTGTTTTGGATTGATTTCAAACTCTCTAAAGCCTACTGGCATTGTTACAGTTGAAGCAGAGCCAGAGTCTACCTCATAAATAGTGCTGAACTCTGAAAGTTGTCCTACATCAGAAGCATCTCTTATAACCTGATTTGCGTAGTTGGTTCTAACAGTAAGTTCATCAGATGTAGGAAGTATTGCCTCAAGATCAACATATGCGTTTACATCAATGAGTATATTTGAAAGGGTTTGAATTGCCATAATTATCTCCTCTATTCTTTATAGACTAGGAGATACTAGGTTTACAAATTAAAACTCCCAGGGGAACTTACCAGAACCGTCATAGAGGATGGGGATAGGATCAAAGCCCCACTTTTTAATGTATCTTTGTCTGTTTTGGGAGTCTACTGCCCCATTGTTTTCGATTGAGTGAATTACCTGACCCTCTTTGTGTTGTACTTCGAGGTTGTAGTTTCTTGCCACCGTATGACCTGACTTAGCTACTCTAGTCCAGTAATCTACATCTTCATAATTAAAGGGGGCAAACTGCTCGTCAAAGTAGCCTACTATATCGAGTGCTGATCTTCGTAGCATAAAGCAACACCCTGGGAACCACCTGCGCTGCTCGACTATTCCTGATCCACCTATTTGTGGCATCTTCTCAACCGCTAGAGCCGATACTAGGGCATTGGGAAAGGTATCTAGTGCTTCCTTTAGTCCCTCAAGCCACCCCTCACAAACGACTACATCATCCGACAGTACTACAATAAACTCACCAGTTGCTAGTCTCATTCCTTGGTTCCAACCTACCGCACAGCCTCCTGCGTGATCTCTGCGAATGTAGGTATTGGCGTAAGGGATAAGAAAAGCAGTATCTAGGGGGCTTCCATCATCTGAGATTATCAACTGAATGTCTTTGCTGTACTTTTTAACAGACTCAACGCACTCCAATACCATTGGCTTGTGTTTTGGTTGTCGAACTAAAGTAGTAAGAATTACAGATATTTCCATGTTTCACTCCAATCAACGCCAGGTGCCATATAATCTCGTACCATATGAGTTTCCAGGGCTGGTATTGCTGTCCACAACTGGTGTCCGTGTTCTCGCAACTCTCTCCAGACCTCATCATCTAAATAACCGTGCTTTATCAGAGTTTCGTACTCTTTTAAGACAAGATTGCCGTGACAACCCCAGCTCATTACTGTTCTGGCGGTCTTTCTAAAGTGATGCCCCCCTACTAGTTTAATCTCTACCTCTTTTGGGTGAATGTCATATCTTGAGTAAAAGTCAGGATGATCGTATCCACTTACCAACCCAAGTTCTTCCATTGCACTAAGCATTATATTACCAGATTTGGGTAGCCATAAATGGTCACACTCATTGAATAAAACAAAATCATTCTCATTCTTTGCCATTTCATACGACATCAGCATTGTTTCGTTCTGACCTACCTTGGTATACTCAGTAGAGAACTTCCAGGGGACGGTAGACTGGATTAAATAATCCGTCATTTCTGGATCTTCACAGTTGTCACAGATAAACCTAATGGTCGGTCTAATATCACTAAAAGCATTAACAAATGATTTCAAACAAATCTTATTGAGTTTAATCTTGTCATCCTGGAAAATTGGTGATGGGTTACTTGATGGTATAGAGGTTATTCTATAGAAGACTGTCAATTTATTTCCTTAATCACTGTGTCTATAAACGCAATCATTTCAAGCGTGATGCTAGGATGTACGCTCAAGAACATACCGTCTCTCATTACAATATCGGCGTTAGTCATTTCACCATGAGCTGTGTATCTAGTGTCTTTATATGCTGGATGCCTCAATATATTACCAGAGAAAATAGTACGACACTCAATATTATTTTTCTCAAGTGTATCCATAACCAACTTACGTTTAATACCAGTACACAGTAGTGGGAAAGAGAACCAACAAACCTCTGCATTTTCTGGTGATTCAATCATTTCAAACTGTGGATACTTAGCAAACACAGCTCTCATCAGCCTATAGTTTTTAAGTCGTGCTTCTCTAAATGTTTCAAGTTTTTTTAGTTGTACACGTCCCATTGCACACTGCAACTCAAGTGGCTTCATGTTAAAACCAATCTCTTCGTAAACGTATCTTTCTCGGTAGTCCTCTGGAAAGCCTGGATACTCATAGATATCATCTGTACCCGAGGCACGACCCCATTCCCTCAGTTTTAAGCATTTATTAGCAAGTTCCTCATCATTGGTAAGACAAGCTCCACCCTCACCGGTTGTGATGATGTGAGCTGCGTGGAATGAGACACAGGATATATCAGCGTAGGTATCGACAAACTTGTCATTAACCAGAGTCCCATAACCATCGCAGTTGTCACAGATAATCTTTACATCTGCGCCTACAATTTCTCTCAACTTCTCATAATCAACAGGATTAGAAGCGATATTGACTGCAATTACAGCACTGATCTTTTCGTTGGTAGTAGCGCGTTTCACTTCTTCTAAATTGAGGTTGAGTGTTTTTAAGTCCACATCTACTACATATGGGACTAACCCACACTGTAGGATTGCATTAAATGCGGTCGGGAAATTAACTGCTGGGATAATGACATGTGAGCCTTTGGGGAGATGTAAAGCGGTCAATGCTACTAGTAGAGCGGAAGAGCCTGAATTGACTACTACAGCACGCTTTACGCCAGTCTTTTCTGCTAATTCTTTCTCAAACAGGACGCTATTCTCTCCGACTGTCCAGCGAGTCCCACCTTGAGTGAGGATACAATCCATTATAGCTTTAACTTCTTCTAAACCTATAATTGCCCCACCATATAAAATTGGATCTACTCCTGGATTAAACATAAAACTCCTTTAAGTTACTAATGATAGAAGCTACTCTATGAGCATAGGTGTGATTTGATAAAAAGTGTTTTCTTGCATTGATTGCGGTCTTTTCTCTTAGATCGTCGTTCTTGAGTAGCATTTCTACAACAGAAATACATTGTTCTGGAGTTGAGTATCCCCAGTAGTGATTTGTTGTTTCAGCAAACAGATGTAATGAGGGAGTTCGTAGCATTACCTGACACCCCAATGCCATTGACTCAAAGAAGCGAAGGTTCACATCTATCTCTGGTCTAGTGTGATTAAAGAGTATTTTACACCTGCTTAGTATGTCTGGTATTTTAGTACCATCTAAATCTTCTTTGAAAAAGCAATTAAACTTACTTGAGAGTAATTGTCGGTATTCATCTCTTTCACCATAGTATATTTTACCAATAAATCCAATGTCGTAGGTCTTTTCTACTTTAAGTGGTTTATGAAAAAAGGGATCGGCGGCGTAGGTAACTAAAGCACAATTCTTTCCAAACTTCTCCTCAAAAATACCCTTGAAAGACGGTAGGCTGTAGAACATAAACTTATTGTCGGAAGTTATAATGGGCCAGTCTTGAGAAAAGTGTACTTCGCCCCCAGTACGACCTTCAACTACAAGATCAACATCAATAAAGTCATACTTTAGCAATTCTTTCTCCAAGAGTCCAGCAAATAAAAGGTCTGTACCAGCCTCTCTAACTACTCGTATCATGTATTTCTTTCTCCCTAGTAATAATTGGTAGTAATCGCTGTTCTTGTAACCAGTCCCAAGTCTTTTGTAATCCCTCTTTAATGGGCGTTTCCTTGTAAGAGGTGAGATTGTTTTGAGTTTCGTGATCTGCTAGAAACATCGTTATCTCTTGTGGTCGTGCGTTTAGATACTCAATTTCTGCGGTTGTTCCTGCAATTTCCTGTATCATATCAGACAATTCTTTGATTGATATGTCATTGCACGAACCAACATTGAGAGTGATGTTGTCGAACTTCATACTTAGTGCTTCCACTAAAACCTCAACCACATCTCCAACATATGAAAAAGCCCTCCTCATCTCTCCATTGCCAAACAGTTTGTATGGTCGCTTCTCAATGATATTCCTCATAAAGAGAGCAACTACATTTCTAGTAGGATCAGACATATTCTGTCCCTCTCCATAGATATTGTGAGGTCGAAAGATGGTGTACTTAAATCCGTGAACCTTAGCCATAATCTTCAACATTTGCTCACAAGCCAGCTTATTTACCCCATAGACATCTTTGGGGATAGTCGGTCCATCTTCTTTATACGGCACATTAGCTTCACCATACACAGCTGCGCTTGAGGTATAGAGGAACTTCTTGACCCCAGCGTTGATAGCGGAAGTGAGTACATTCACAAATATACCGCTATTATTCTCAGTCATGTGGATAGGAGATGTTTGCGAAGTAGACTCAGAGGCTTCTGCGGCTAACATATAGACATAGTCAGGAGATATCTTTTGCATCAATGCGTCTACCTTAACTTTGTCCCGTAGGTCACAACCCTCAACTAAGTCCATACCATAAACACTATGACCCTCTTCAAGTAATCGTTTATAGAGGTTTGAACCCACAAGCCCCCGACTTCCTGGTATTAAAATCCTCATAGGATGTTCTCCCAAGTCTTTAGGATACTACTAGTATTTTCACGCATCCACTCTACCGCACCGTCTTGGCTCTCAGTCAAGGGTATCTCATAGAACAGTCTAAACGTATCAACCTTTTCATCACGCTTTAATCCCAGTTTACCTTCTTTTATCTTATCCATCATCCAGTAGTACCGAGGATCGTTCAATCTATGGGTTCGTTTCTCTCCAAGCTCATCTTGTTTCTCTTTTAAGGCTTCCCAGTGATCTAAGCAGGTGGCTACATTGGTGTCATCTACCAGCAATGAGTTTCCCAGAGCCAAGGCGCGATACGCAAACTCAGTGTTATCAAAACCCAGACCATCATTAAAGAACTCATACCACCCACCCACTGAATCAATCACACTTTTAGGGATAGCGCAGTAGTTCATCTCTAATTCTATTGGTGACTCAGATTTACGAACACCAATACCCAAGTTTCTCTGGTTCTCCCAAGAAAACCTACCAACTACATCAAGTTCTCCACCAAACCAGTCCTCACTATCGGTATCAGGCTTAACTTTGGGAAAGTGGTAGACATCTGTACCCGCAATCATTGCCTTGGGATTGTGTCTATAGAGATCAACATACATCTCAATTCCGTGCTTTGGTATTAGTACGAAGTCCTGTAAGCAGATCAGTAACTCGCCGTTCATGTTCTTCCAGGCTAGATTATTAGCACTAGAGAGTCCGTAGTAGAACTTGTCAGTCTTTCCGCCCCTGATGTATTGACCACTAATGCCCCACTTCTTGCACATCTTCATCATCAAGTAAGATCGGTCTTTCGGGTAATCATCTACCACAATCCATTCTGTGTTTTTATAGCTTTGACCAGCGATATTGGAAGCCATCAAGTTCCAAAACCCCTTACGGATTGTCGGGGTATAGATAGACACTAGAGGTTCGGACAACGGCTTTGAAAACTCTCCAATCCAAGGCTTGGCTACATTCTCCCAAGCGTATTTCTCACAACCTGCTTTACCCTGGTCTGACAACCTCTGCCATTCTTCTTGATTGCTCATTAGTTCCATAAGAGCCTCAAGGTATTCTTTCTGGTTTAATCGGATGTTTCCCTCAACTTTTACTCCAGCGTAGACGGTTTCATCTAAAGCTGTATATGTCTTGTCCTCATCCCATTCTGATTGATTCATTACTACTGGAACGCACCCATCCTTTTGACACTCGAGGGCTGTGATACAGTTTATCTCAAAAAAATCTGTACTGTAAGCAAGTATTCCACATTCTTTTCTAATCGCACCAAGTTCTACCTTACCAATACGCCCGTGATGAGTTATCCCCTCTTGCTCCATAGCCAGCTCCATGTCGTGTTTCCACTTCATACGCTCGGGATTGTTTGAAGCCAGCTTATCAAAAGTGTTCCATCCGTAGGCACAATGTAACTCTGCATCTGGGAACTTCTTGCGTATGTCTTTCCACATATCAAGTAAGTACATTAATCCCCTGTCGTAGGAACTCGCCCAAAGTAGCTTGTGTTGTCTTATTGTTTTATTCATAGTACATAAATATACCTGTAATATGTCCCTCATTTGGGAATACAGTAATAATGACATAATCCTGATTTTTTGCGATGTACTGTGAGAGGTGGGTTTCATTTAAGAATAATTCCACAACCGTTTTTTTCTGTTTTACATATGGCACTGCTACTACTGGAACAATACTATCCAATGATTTATCCACAATTTTATTTTTTCTTTTCATAAACTGATCCCATTCGACACTATTTGTAACTTTTTTTCATCAATGCCTTTTAATAATTTTTGGTGGGCTAATGACTTAACAAAGATTCTGTCAATGTTTTCCAGTCTAGGGATGAAACTTGCACTATGAACTACATCGTGAAGATCTACATAAAACTTCTTGGCTGAGATTTTATCAGAGAGTGTTGCATCTCTCCAAGAAATGAAAATGTTGAACTTGTCCTTTTTATTAAAATAGTAATGCGGTAGGTAGCTGACTCCATCATATACTCCAATGTCTTTACCTGGATCACCATAGACTGTTACCCTATAACCCAACTTCGCCCATTCCTTTGAAAGTTCAATAACAGCAGTCTCACTTCCGCCTAAACCAGTTTCTAAACTACGGGGACTCCATTCTTCAATCGCTGGCCCGCCAAAGTTAGCAAAGTAGCAAATCTCGTCTTTCTCCCATATTTT